CTTTCTGAAGCTAAAACAACTATCCAAAACCTTGAAACTGAGCTTGAGGCAGCCAGAACAAAGGTAGAGGAAGTTAAAACAAAAGCTGAAGAATCAGAAAGTGCCTTAGAAGAAATTAAAAAAGATAGAGCCACTGAAATCAGAATTGCCGAGCTGAAAAAAGCCGGTGTAGTTTCTGATAAAGAGGCCCAATCATCTAAAGTCAGAGAAATGTCTGACGAAGAATTCGCGTCTTATAAAGAAGAACTAGTTTCTATTAGAGAAGCCATCATTGCTGAATTATCTAAATCTAAAGAAGAAACTGCTGAAGAAGAAACTGCTGAAGAAGAAACTGCTGAAGAAGAAACAGTTGAGGAAGAAATTGCTGAAGAAGAAACTGCCGAGGAAGAAATAGCAGAAGAGGAAGAAGAAACACCCCCTGCCAAAGTAGATCCTGGCCAAGCTATTTCAGCAGCGTTAAACTTTGAGATTTTCCCTTCAGATGATATGAAATCTAAATATCAGAGTATGGGAAAAGCGATGGCTAATTTAATGGTTGAGAAAAAGAATGATTAAGGAGGAAAACGGATATGTTTATACCTAGACATCCTGTAGTAGAAAACCAATTCTGTGCTTATGACTCTCAAACTGGTGATGCCACTGGCGTCGGCGGTGTGCTTTGTTACGCAGGCTCAGTTTTGTATTTAGATGTTGATGCTACTAATGAAGAAGCTATTGTTTCAAAAATGATTTATGAAGCGTCACCTGGTTTTACCCCATTTGGTTTCGCTATGCAAAAAGTTAAAACTGGATACCATAGTGTACATCCAGCTGGATTTGTGATGAATGGAGATCTTGGTTCTAGTGATGTTATTGCTCAACCTTCATATAGTAGTGGAGCTATTAATGGTACCAAAGAAGCGCCTTTAGGTGTTGCGCATCTTGGTATTTGGGATACAGTACATTATACTTCTACATGTGTAGCAAGTATACCTACAGTTAAATTATCACCTGGTGAAACATTATACCCTGCGTGCGATGAAGCTAAAGTTACTAGAAATACTGTCTTTGCTGATGATGCAGATGATACAACTACAGGTGAAAAGATTAGTACATCTTCAGTTGCTAGAGTAGTAAAAGGTGCTAGTTTAGCTAAGTGTGTTGCTAATGTTGCTAATACTACACTGTACCCAATTAGAATTAAACTTTTAGTATAAGTAAATATATAATCGGATTAAGGCACAAAAAGTGCTTCCGAAACTAATGATAAACGAGGAGGAGTTGTTATTATGGATAGACAAGAAATGATGGATCTTTTTAAAGCCACGGCTGAGATTCAGACACAGGAAGGGCTTGCTGCTTATAGAGCTTTTGCTGCAGCTTTGACAACTCCAATTTTGCAGAAAATTGAACTGGAATCAATCATGCGTCAATTATTTGCGGTTGAGAGGCTTGCGCCAGGAGCACAAGCTGTATATCCAATTGCAGAAGATTTTGAAATTCCAGTATGGGTATTACCTGGGCTTGGCTAAACAAACATGGCCCGCACTGTAGAGATACAGTGATGAAAATTCGACTGTAACGCTGGGAAATCTTGCCAAGCGGTCATTACTACTAAGGTGAAAATATGACTGATATGAGACAACCAGGTGGCAACCAATTATTTGATTTAGGATGGTTAATAGGAGTGATAAATAGTGATGGAAGTTATATTTTGTCTAAACAGTATCATCATAAAAGTAAGGTATTGTATTTCTTTCCATCAATAGAAATATCCAATGATAGTGAAATTCTTATAGCGAATTGTGATAGAATAATTAAAGAACAGTTTAAAGTAAGTGTTTATATAAATTCAAGAGTTCGAAAACAAACTGGTAAAATTGGCTATAAAGCTTCATTACGAGGGATGAAAAGACTATACAAATCACTACCTACGATAGTAAAATATGAACTGGCAAAAAAAGCGCAAGCGGAATTATTACTGGAATATGTTAACAATAGAATGACTGTAAATAGAGGTACTCCAGTAACAGATAGGGATGTAGAAATAGCAATTGCTCTTAGGAAATTAAATGCCAGTCATAATGAAATAACTAAAGATATTCCTAGACGACTAAAATAATTGAAGCCCCCAACGACTAAACGTCGAACATCCTAATAGGATGATGATATAGTCTGAACTTAGTGGAGACACTAAGAGGGAATGCCGAAGTGTTTCCCCGCCTAAGAAATTAGGTCATAAAAGTAACAGCATGATGTAGCTCAGAACTTTATTGAAGGTATAGGGGAAGAGGTCTATGTTCCTACCTTCACTATCGATGCCTCTGCAGATTGGAAGATTACTTATGCACGTGATTCAAGAATTGATATACCGCAAAGAGCTGCTGCTAGGGCAGCTAAAGATCTCGCTAATTACGAAGAAGAGTTGGAATGCTCCTTAGCATAGTGATGTGCTAAGCAAACCACGAATATGCTGGAAGTCCTCGTTAAGCTATAAGTACTAGTCAATTGACAGTAAAAATCTTATAGATAGAGAAAATCAGCAGAAATGGAGATTTTATGATAGTAGAAAGAGAATTATTAAAAAATACATATAATGGTAATATATTTGAAACAGCATCTTTATTAAGAGAATCGGTACAAACTATTATGGCATCATTAAAAAAACATAAAATTAATTTCGAAAAACCTAAACACATTTATAGTGGTCTTAGAAATACAGATTTTTCTGAATTTCAGAAAAGTTTATTAATTGGCAGTGTTCTTGGTGATGGTCATTTAGAAAAAAGGTCTCATTTGAAGAATGCTTCATTTAGAGAAGAACATGCTATGGATCAGGTAGAATGGTTACGATGGAAACATAAAAATTTGAAGCCTTTCACCACTGCTAATATGTGGAATAGGAATCGAGGAGATAAAGTATTGATGCCTAATGGAAAAGGTGGAAAGGGATATTACAATATACAAAAAGTGTGTTCCATGTCTACTGGTACCCATTCACATATAACTAAATTACATAATTTATTTTATAAAGACAGAGTAAAGGTTTTACCAAAAAAATTTATAGAAGAAAATTTTGATTTAGTGTCGTTGGCCGTTTTAATAGGTGATGATGGTAATTTTTGTGAAAATAGTATTAGAATATGTACTGATAATTTCACTAAAGATGAGGTTTATTTTTTAGCTGATATATGTGCTAAGTTTTATAATAGTAGAATAACAGTTAGAGAAGAGAAAAAAAATAAATATAGAATAGTGTTTACAAAAATAATTGATGATTTAGATTTTTTTGATAAATTGAAAATAATATTACCAAAATGTATGTATCATAAGATTTCTCCAGTTCTCAACGAACACCAAGTGGCTACTCAATGAGTAGATGGTATGTTCTGGACTTCTATGGAGACATAGAGAGTCAAGAAGAAATTCTTGGCCGCCTAACAGGTAAAGCTGAGGTTTAAATAAGTAACAGAACGGTGGATGGCGAGTAATTATGCCTGCGGCTACATCAGCTTTTTCAGGTAAAGGACTATTAGGATCAAGACCCGCTCCTATTTATGAGATCAATCCTGCTTCTACTGGAGCTGGATATCTATCTAAAGAGCTTATCAATAAAATGATAGTTGGGTTCAAGAGAACTGGTAGAACCCTTACAGATCTTTATGTATCCCCTGAAGATGCTGCTGATATTCGTGAATGGACAGATACAGATATTGATCCTGTAACTAGAAGAGAGATATTCCAAGCTGCTGGAATGGGAATGATTTGGAATGTAAGTCTTCATGAAGTACAACATCTTGGAGCTACTGGTATGTATAATATCAATAGTAGTGATTCAGAATTTGGTAAATTTTTGGCCACTGCAACATCTTTTAATAATTATGATTTAGATAACCCAAATAAGACTGCTGCTGATGGTACAATTACCACATTAGGTGAAACCCAGATCCTTGGCTTCGATCTTACTGTTAATGATTCTCTAGTTATGCCTATTAGAAAGGATTATGAAGCTTATGATGATCCTACATTGCTTAGAGTTCAAAAGCAAGGATTTTTTGGGTGGGCAGAGCTTGGATTTGCTTGCTTGGATAGTAGAATGATAGGACTCGGTGTAATTGACAGAAGTTTATAAGATAATAATATTGGTACCTTACATCTAATTTATGGTGTAAGGTACTAATAATCAAAAACATGGTTTCTTCAGATTATTTTTTACTTGACATTTATAAAATAATGATTATATTATGTTATGTAAGATAAGTTATTTTAAAAAGGAGAAATGATTATGTATAAGGAAAAGGTTTGTTTATTATGTAAGAAATATTTTACTCCAGAAAGTCCTAATCAAAAATATTGTGTTAATTGTAAGGACGAGGGTAGGAGAATTGCTGATAGGAAAAGGGATAAAATTAGGAGCAGAAAAAAAAATAATTATAAAGAATATGATAGAACCTGTAAAATATGTGGAATTAAATTTAAGACTTGTTATAAAAAGAAAATTTATTGTGGTTCTGAAGAATGTGAAAAAGAAAGAAAATTTTTAAATTATGAAAAAGTTAAATATGAAGTATATAGTAAAAGAAAATATAAAAGGATACTTAATCGTATAAAGATAAATAGTATAAAGATAATAGAAATGACTGATTTTATCAATAATACTAATTATAAAGTATTATACTATAATACAGATTATGGTGTTGGTAGTCATAATTTAATATTCACTTTATTATGCCCCAATGGACATGAATGGGAAACCACTTTTCATAATTTTAAAGATAATAATAATAGATGTTTTTATTGTTATTTAAAAAATAATTATACATCTAGACTAGAAAAACTTATTAGAGATTTTTTGGAGAGTAATTACCCAGATCTTGAAGTTATATATAATGATAGAAAGCAAATAAGTCCTAAAGAGTTAGATTTTTATTTCCCCAAACATAAAGTAGCTGTTGAAGTATGTGGCTTATATTGGCATTCTGAAATTGCTCAAGATACACCAAGAAATTATCATTACCAAAAAATGATGTTATGTTTTAATAAAGGTATACGTTTAATAACTATATTTGAAGATGAGTTAAATAATAATTTTGATATTGTTATATCACGTATGCTTCAAGCACTTGGAGTACAGAAAAAACGTATTTATGCTAGAAAATGTATAGTTAAAGAGATAGATACAACTACTGCAAATATTTTTTTTAAGCACTGTCATATTCAAGGTAGTTCTACTGCTTTAAAAATATGGGGATTGTTTTATAAAGATAAATTAGTCAGTGTGTGTAGTGTTGGTAAAGTCATTAGAAAACACACGTCAACAGATGGTACACTAG